GTCACTATTGGTGCAGCAGGCGCTGCTTCATCGGGCGGTGATGGCGGTAATGGCGGCACATCTTCCTTTGGCGCATTTGTTTCTGTTGCGGGTGGAAATGGTGGCGTCCAAAACGGACTTACCAACATTCCGGTTGGCGGCAGCTCAACAGGTGGCGATATTAACGTCACAGGATTACTGGGAAATCGAGGCGGTAGCTCTACTTATGCAGTTACAGCAAATGCAGGTGATGGTGGTGGTAGCTTTTATGGTTGTGGTGGTAGAAGAGGGATAGCTGGCGGGGGTGGTCAAGTTCCTGCGGGCGGCTATGGTGGTGGCGGTGGTGGTGGTTACAGAGACTCAGTAACAACTCGAAACGGCGCAACTGGGGCAGCTGGCCTTATCGTTGTCTGGGAATACTCGTAAGGAAACTATCAATGAAAGCATTAGTAAAGGACAATGTAGTTATAGAGCTTTGTGAAAATGAATTTGAAATCCATCCGTCATTTATCTTTATGGATGCACCTCAAGGCTGTCAGCCCGGGTGGGTTTTAATTGATGGGGTTCTTCAGGAAAAGCCTGTTGTGCCAAAAACAAACGATGAAATCAAAAAGGAATATACTGAGGCAATCAAATATTGGCTAGGTGTTGTTGCAGCTGAAAAGCAATACGATAGCGAACAATCAATATCAAATTATATAGCCAGCACAAATGTAGCATGGCAACTGGAAGCACAAACCTATATTGCCTGGCGTGATGCTGTTTGGGCATATGCATATACTGAATTCGCAAAGTTTGAAAACAATGCGAGACCACTTGTAAGTGTTGATGCTTTCTTGCAGGAACTGCCTGTCATTGTTTGGCCTTAAATATTTTTAAAATAATCCAATAACATAAGGACGTGTAAAATGGGTATTATCAATGTAACACCAGGACAGGTTGGTTTGGTCGGTGTATTACCAAGTATTGCGTATATCTATACCGATGACACCATAGCGGAAGTAACCACTACTGGATATCTAAACAAGGAAGTTGCTAACGGAATCCAGTTTTCTCTGCCTTGTATAGCAGCCGTAACAACAAAGGCAACTCCTACTTCTCAACCACAGGTAGGTTGGTATCAAGTAACACATGTGGGCGCCAACTGGTCGCTTGCTGTGGGTTCAAATGAAGTAATTACATTACCCAATGGTCAAATTCTGGTTGGTAATGCAAGTAATATTGCTACTGCTGTGGCTATGTCTGGTGACGCAACCTTGGCAAATACTGGTGCAATTACCATTGCCAACAATGCCATCACTGCTGCAAAGATTGCAGCTGATGCAGTTACAACTGCCAAGATACTTGATGCAAATGTAACGCTTGCAAAACTGGCTGCGGGCATAACACCTGCTGCTGTTATCAAGTTTTTTGGTCAGACAACTACAGCCGGCGGTGCAGCAGCTGAGGCGATAACAGTAACTGGTGCCGTTGCTGCTACTGACAGAGCTTTTGTACAAATGGTTGATAATGGAACTAACAACGTGAGTGTGTTGCAAGCCGTTGTAACAAACAATACTTTGACTGTGACATTTAGTGCAGATCCTGGTAACGATGCGATCATAAACTGGCAATTAATTAGAGCAGCAGCTTGAATATAGTCAATTGAAACCAGGTTGAATATCTTGTAGTATAGCGATTTTTTATGGCTGACTTAAATCTTATTATATTAAGGTAAGATGTGTTAGCCATTTTTATATACTAAGGGATTAAAATGCATATTAAATTAGCAGAAGCTTTATTAAGGCGTAAAGAATTGGCAGAAAAGCTGAATGTTCTTCGTCATTTCAAAGATAACCACGCATTTTATGAAGTTCGCGGTCAACGTGTGAAAGTAACTGAAGGTTTGGAAGACATTAATGTCAATTATCCAAAATTAACAGTATCTCAAGTTACTGCCGAGTTTGATTTTGTGGCAAAACAATTGAGACTTGTAGATGCAATTATTCAACAGGCTAACTGGACTACAGTGTTAGAAATTGACCCTATGGTCATGGAAGCATATCCAGTACAAGCTTAAACCAGTTTAGATAGCCCGATGGTATGAGGAAGGTTGCCTGTAGCCTTACATACAGAGCAGCAGTACTGTTGCATTGCCAGAGCATGTCTGTAACATGCATTTTAACTGTAGACGAATGGTTAGTCACAACTCTTTGGAAGTTGAGTACACAGGTTCGATTCCTGTCAGTTATTAGATGCCGTAATTGGCGTAGTGGTTCGAATCCACACATCCCCCCCAATAAAATCTATGGGGGATGACTCCAGATGGCCTGGACTAATATACCCCACTAACTCCGATTGTTATTACAGTTAATATCCTGAGTTCCGAATGACCGATTAATGCGTTAGTCCCCGCCGTGACGACACAGGGGTACGCTAGAAAATCCGTTTTCCGACTATGATAATTCCGAATAACCAGCTCATTGTTGGGCTATCCTTTAATTTTTATACAATGCTATACTGAAAATGATATCTGTGGTTTTTTTTAGTCTCCTTATCTGAAATTACTCCATTTTCCACAGATATCGTTTGCAGGAATTACTATGAAAAAATTACGCCAGGGATTGGGGTTTTTTTGTGTCTCTTATCTGTTACTGAACTATCTGGTTGGTTGCGCATATTTTCATCAAGTAAAATTTAACAGTGAAATTTGCATCATCCCTTCTACGGGATATTACTATAAGACTTGCAAGCCAGTCAGAGTTACCATAGATGATAAAAAATATATTATACCAGAAGGTTTCAAGACTGATTTGGCGAGTATACCACGTCCATTATGGTCAATTATTGCGCCTCAGTATTCTGGTTTCGTCGCTCCTGCAATCCTCCACGACTATCTATATCTTTGTAATAATCACATGTCTCGCCAGTTTGCTGATGAAGTACTTTATTCCGCATTAATTGCAGAGAATGTATCTCCTTATACTGCATATAAATTTTATCTGGCGGTACGTATTTTTGGTAAATCTCACTTTGACAATGGAAATTGTAATGAATCATGAAGAAACATTTCAGGAATGTATGAAAGTCATTCTTGAGCATGAAGGCGGTTTATCGCTTGATAAACGTGATCCTGGTGGAGTAACGCAGTGGGGAATATCCCTCCGATATCTACGTTCTATCGGCCATGATATAAATGGTGATGGTAAAATTGACAAGCTTGATATCATAGGTTTGCCTCTAAAAGGAGCCGAAGGTATTTATAGAAAATACTGGTGGGATAAATTTAGATATGCCGCTTTTAATGAACTGGTAGTTGTTGAGAAGGTATTTGATTTAGCTATAAACATGGGTGGTATGCAAGCCCATAAGATTCTTCAGCTTGCAATCAATCGCTTGAGAGAAGAGCCAATAAAGGTTGATGGCATCTTAGGTGGCCAGACTTTTGGTGCAGCTAATTTACTGGATGGAGAAATGCTTCGTCAGAAATTACGAGAATGTGCAGAAGAGAAATATATGGAAATTTTAACTAATAATCCCGACATGGAATGGGCGAGAAAAGGATGGCTGAACAGGGCACAGTGGTAAAACGCCACACAGAATCGAATGAACAAATAGTTGCGATGGATTGGCTTAGAGCACAACATCCTCAAATAGCATTACATACGCTACATATCGGCAATGAGCGAAAGGCCAGTTATTACGCTGGCTATATTATGAAGCGTATGGGTGTATTGAAGGGCGCCAGCGATCTCTTTATGGCTTGGCCAAAAGGCGACTATCACGGTCTGTTCATTGAGGTAAAATCGAAGACTGGAAAACCCAGCGCCGAGCAAAAAGCATTCTTGCAGAGAATGAGAGATGTGGGTTACAGGGCTGAGATATGTTATGGTGCTGACGAGGTAATCAACACCATAAAAGACTATCTATCGTGACTGTTTTTCTTTTACATAATAACCACAAAGCCCCATGACAAGCCCAAATGCTGCATTGAATACTATAGGTAAATGAGGAGAATCAGGATGTAGTGCAATGAATAATATCCAGGCCGCCAATGAAACTACAATGACAATCAATGTAACCATAAACATCCATTTATCTTTAAATCGGCGCAGCTTTGCATCATCTTCATTCTCAGCAATCCTTGTTTGAGCTTTAACTTCTATGACATCTAAAATTGCTTTAAATTGTTCAAAGTCTTTCATTAAATACCCACTATATCAGCTAGCTTTTTATCATCCTTATCAAGCACTGCAAGGTGACCACCTTTCTTTTTGTAACCCATCGTGTAAATCATTAATGCCATAGCCTTTCTCATAAAATCGCTTTTAGTTAAAAGATTTTCCTCGCAAACCTCTTCCATAAGTTGATTGGCTTCATGGGATATATGTAGAGATAATTTAACACTAGACATGATGTATTCCTTAATATTTAAGTAATAGATGCTTAAATATAACATTAAATGGAATACATCACAAACAGTTACCAGGGAATTTCATCATCCTCTATGCCTGCTTCATAAGGTTTTTCTTTTGGTACTGCTGGGTGCTCTTTGGATTTGGGCATAAGTTTTAGATCGTGCGCTATAATGAATGATCTTGTACGTTCAAGACCATCTTGCCCTTTATATTTCTGGTTATCCATTTCACCCTGGATATAAACCAAATCACCGACATTCACATATTTTTCAGCTATTTCAGATAGCTTGTTAAACAAAGTAACGTTATGCCATGTAACCTTTTCAGTTTTTTCGCCATTTTTAACAAACTTCTTGGAAGTTACAATGCTGCAATTTGTAATCTTTACGCCACTGCTAGTAGTCTTGGTATCAATCTTGCCGATACGGCCTAAAATTGTTCCTTGATTAATCATGATATATCCTTATAGTTTCATTAATTGTTGTAAAAAATGATTGGCACTTTCCTTACTAAGTTCTTTAATGCTATTTGCTTCATAGTAAGCTAGCGCTTGAGTGAAACGTTCGTTAGTAAATTGTTTTTCAGTAAGGAGTTGTTCAATTTTAAGATGCAATTCAGTTGTATTGTCATAAGTCGCGTTTTTTTCTTCTGATTTTTCGTTACTGCAATCCTTTTCGACAGGAACCTTATACTCTTCAACAGCAACCAATCCACAAATCGCATCCACATTACTGACTCCTTGTTTATTCAGAATTTCCTGCTTTAATCTCTCAGTGCGTGACCCTTTTTGTTGTGTCACTTCAAAATCTACATCAATGTAATCCTCTACTTCTTCACGGGACTTAATACCCTTTAAAGCGTCAGGAAAAGCATCACGTAAACAGAACCCTCTAGCCCGTAGCTTCAACATGCGCTCAGGGTATTGATTCCAGACACCGCCTTTGGCTAGTAGACCTGCTTTCTTCGCCATATCCAGTGTGAAAACGCTCTCCTTATCAGCTTTACCCTTACGCTTAACGATACAGGTATAGCCAATTACTGCGTCATTCTTTATGATTGGATTCTCGATAATGTCATCAAATTCACGGTGGGACATACACAGTGCAAGCATTTCGTCACCCCACATGACAGCCTTACCGTTAACGATGGCGATACATTGCATTGCTTGCTCAGGGGACATGCCAATCTGATAGCCTAATGCCCAGCATAGGAACAAATCTTGAGGCTTGCCTCTGAATGACTTAGGAACCAAGTCTGATGTAGCCAACTGTCCCGCTAACTTCATGTAATGCGGTGCTAACTCTTTGGAGAACAAACTGTCATCTAATCGACTAGTTCTCATGTGATTTACTTCCAGCGATTTCTCGCTAACCCTTGTCAGCTCTGTAGTTTCCATGTGATCCCTCACTTAATATTAAAGACTCTTGTGCCTTTTTTAGTCGCTTTCCATGTAGCTAAAATTTCTCCTTCCTGACCTAAAAGGTATTCTGCATCGGCCATATGAGACATAAGTTCCATCTTGTATTTATCTTCTTGCTCAGTTAAATCCTTAATTGAAGCCTTTACATTCATTAATCCTGCAAGGGCATTAGTTGTCCTGAAATTGGAATGAATGACTTTATCTGACTGAGGTGTAGGAAATTTTAACCGGCAATCTGAAGTAGAAACAGGATCTGGTTCAATACGATTCAGAACACAATGCCAGAATTCAAGATCTGCTTTAAGTATTAAATTTTCGAGGGCTGCATCTCGTTCATAGATGAATTGCTTGTATTCCATGCCTCCAATGAGCACAGCACAGTAACCTCGGGCGGCATTACTAACAAGGCATTGCTTGGCGATTTGGATAAGATATACGAGCGGTATGCCATCGGTAAGCGCCAAATCCCATTCCTTACGCTGGAAACTATTGACGGTTTTAGCTTCAACGACTGCATTCTCAGACTCAATCCAGCCGTCCAGATTGGCAAATATAAAAGGGTACTCAGGATGATAAACTGTATCTGGAAACGTGATTTTAACATCATTCTCTTCAGCAAATCTTTTTATAATGATAGGCTCAAGCGCATTTCCCCAATATTGCTGCTCAGTGATTTCCGTATCTGACTCGCTTGCTCCAATCTTCTCAAGGTATAACTGGTAGGGTGTCTTGTAAGTAGAGTAACCCATAATAATCGGGGTATCAGACGCTCCAATACCTTTATGCCTTTTGGCTCTTTGTTCATCCGTTAACATATTTTTCCTCCTGGAAAGTAGGCCATTATATACGTAAGTGTATATGGAATTCAAACTAGGTTTACTTTATAATCTAGGAAAAATTTACAGGATAGAGCAAATGACCGTTGAAGAAGTTGAGAGATGGTTCGGCAATCTGAATAAAGCTTGTCTAGCACTCAAGATAGCTCCACAAAACATGACTAAGTGGAAAAGACAGGACTATATCCCATGGAAACAGCAATTCAAGCTTGCAGTAATTACTGAAGGTGAATTAATGCCTGATGATGAAGATCCTTTTATTATTTACAACCTCAAAAAAATGCATCGACTGGAAAACAGGAAGTAATTTTATTAAAACAAGGAAGCAACATGAAGATGACACATAAAATTCAAGCTGGCGTAGCATTGGCATTTATCCTTATTGCTGGTCTATCTTTATTTTTTAATATAACCCGTGTTCCTGCTGGATATAGAGGGGTAATAGTAAACCTGTATGGCAATGAGAAAGGAGTGTCTGAGCAGTCGGCTGGTGTAGGTCGATATTACTTGGGATGGAATCGGGAAATGTATTTATTCCCGACCTTCTTACAGAACTATTCATGGACTGATGATCAAGCCATCACAATGCAGACTTCAGAAGGATTATCAATTACCACTTCTGCGGGTATTACCTACAATATTGCGCCAGACAATGTGGTAAAAGTCTTTCAAAAGTATCGTCTAGGGATTGAAGAAATTACCAACACCTTTCTTCATAACCAAGTACGTGATGCCATGAATGAAGTTGCTAGTACTATGACGGTTGAGGCGATTTACGGCTCTGGCAAAGAGAAGTTTATTACAAAGGTTAACGAACTTGTAAAGAAGGAAGCAGCTGAGAATGGCATCGAAGTGGATAAGATTTATCTTGTAGGATCATTTCAGTTACCCGCCAATGTTGTGGATTCTATAAATACAAAGATTCAAGCTTCTCAAAACGCAATGCGTGTTGAAAATGAAGTCGCGACAAGTCGTGCAGAAGCTCAAAAGACTATTGTTGATGCAAAAGCTGCTGCTGAAAGACGAATTATTGAAGCAGAGGCAAATGCCAGACAAATTACATTAAATGCAGAATCACAGGCTAAAGCAAATAAACTTCTTGCTGAAAGTCTTACTCCAGAATTTGTTCAATATGAAGCAATACTTAAATGGGACGGTAAATTACCTTCCACAAATGCAGGTGGCGCATTACCTTTCATTAATATGGGTGAAAAAAAATGAGAATGATGATTTTCAGGGTCATTGTATTTCTTGCCGTTTTCATTTTCATGCAGGGTGCCATCCTTCCATGGGCTATATCGAATGATACTATGCCACTTTGGGCAGATATTATACTAATTTCTATTATTTTACTGATGTGGTTAGTCGTTATTGACCGATTTGCCTATCACCTTCTAAAAATATTAAGGACAAAAGACGATGAAACCATGGAATAAGGAATGTAGAAAATGCTGCTACTAAATAACGAACCGATTGATTATTTTATTTTTTCTGGTGGAGAGATACAGGTTAAATTACCTCATGATATTGATAAGGAACGCGCAACCCTAATCTGGAAACCTGTTGATGCTTCTGAAATCATGTTTTTAAGCCTTGTGGTTAATGCGCTTAAAAATCTCGGTATATGGGATATTGACCTTGATATATTGTATCTACCCTATGCCAGACAAGATAGGGTGTGCTCAAAAGGGGAGGCTAACAGTCTTGAAGTTATCTGTGGCTTTCTTGATAATTTAAAGGTAACTGTTATCAGGATTTGGGATGTGCATAATGAATTTATAACGCGCCAATATTTTCATAAAACAAGCGTTTATTTTATAACTGCAACAAGCATTTTTGATCGTTTTAATGTGTTGAAAAATTTCGATATAAATAATCTTCTTATATGTTCACCGGATGAAGGATCTTTATTCAGAGTTAATGATTTATGTGAATACTTTGACCTGTCAGATCCAGTTACAATTTGCAAGAAAAGATGTCCTGAAACTGGTCGAATTATTGATATGACATTTTATGAAGAAAATCAATGTGTAGAAGATTATAACATCCTTATTATAGACGATATTTGTGATGGTGGAGCAACATTTAATCAAGCTGCGAAAATTTTAAAGGAAAACGGCGCAATAAATCTTTATCTTTATGTTACTCATGGAATATTCAGTAAAGGTTTAGACCTACTTTATCAGAACTTTAAACAAATTATTTGTCACCATGTTATACATGATGAAAAGTTTAAAACCACAGATAAATTATTGATATTGCAGGAGTATAATCATGAAACATAATCCACTTTTTGCCATTGACTTTTATAAGGTCGATCACCGAAGACAATATCCTGAAGGCATAACTGAAATTTACTGCAATTTCACCCCAAGATATGTAAAAAAAAATCAAAATCTATTAGCTGATTTTGATGATCAAATAGTGGTTTTTGGAATTGTTCCTTTTATAAAAGATTACTTGATAGAACTCTGGAACACGGCATTTTTCGGCAAGAATAAAAACATAGTGATTAATGAATATAAATGCCTGATTGAAAATGCGTTAGGTATTAAGGATTTTGATAGTACGCATCTCGAAGAGCTTCACGATCTGGGTTATCTACCTATAAGAATCAAGGCTATAGAAGAGGGCTATCGTGTGCCAATAGGTGTTCCTGTGCTTACTATCGTCAATACTCATCCTGATTTTTTCTGGCTTCCCAATTATCTTGAAACAATTATTTCTTCTAGTCTATGGAAAGCATTTACATCGGCAACAATTGCTTTTGAATATAAGAGATTATTAACTACATATGCAAAATTGACAGGGTCTGATCCGAGCTTTGTAGATTTTCAGTCACATGATTTCAGTTTCCGTGGAATGTCAGGATGGGATGACGCTACCCTTTCAGGTGCCGCTCATCTAACAAGTTTTAAAGGAACAGACTGCGTAAGTGCTATTGATATGTTAAATCAGCATTATGATGCAAGTGGTACCGTCAGTATTGTCGGTACCAGCGTTCCAGCTACAGAGCATAGTGTAATGTGTTGTGGTGGTTCTGAGGGTGAGTTTAATACGATTAAGCGGTTAATTACAGAGATTTATCCTGACGGAATTGTTTCAATAGTATCCGATTCGTATAATTTATGGCATGTTTTAACTATTTATCTACCTAGTTTATATAAGGAAATTAATGAAAGACAAGGCAAAGTGGTTATTCGTCCTGATTCTGGGAATCCTGTTGACATCATATGTGGTGATCTGTGCGCAATGCGTGATACCCCAGCCCACAAGGGAGCATTGCAATTGCTCTGGGAAACTTTCGGAGGACGGATTAACAATGCAGGTTTTAAGGAGTTAAATTCGAAGATAGGGCTAATTTATGGCGATGCGATTACAGTTGACCGAGCCTCTTTAATATTACAACTTATGGCTGAAAAAGGCTTTGCTTCAAGCAATATTCTTTTCGGTGTTGGTAGTTATACCTATCAATATGTCACCAGAGATACTTTTGGATTTGCAATGAAAGCGACCAGTGCAGTATTTAAAGGGAATCGTTTTGCCATTTATAAAGACCCTGTTACTGGCGACGGTAACAAGAAATCTGCGCGTGGATTACTGCATGTAGGAATGAATGCATACACTGGTAAATTTTATCTTAAGGATAATTGTAGTGAAGAAGAAGAAAAAAAAGGATTTTTATATACCATTTTTGAAGATGGAAAATTATTAAAAAACATTAATTTATTTGAAGTAAGAAACAACTTGTTAATTGAATTAGAACAACTTTACAGGTAAATTGTGAACCTAAAAGGGAAGATTCGACCGTCTTCCCAAGCATCGAATGCCAAGGCAAGAATAGTTAAGGGGACTTCTTAAATATTCTCTAGAAACTGAACTTTTAGCATTAGGAGTAAGAACAGCATCATGACTACGATTTTACATCACGAATCCACAGAATCAATAGCCAAAATACAATTTTTTATTAATTCATTTTACGACAAAGGATGTCAACCATGGATATACTGGAATTTATTCGCGCAAAAATTATTAAAGATTTCCCTGATATTACTGATGAAGAATTAATTATAAGATTAACGATAGCTGAAAATTTACTTGAAAAAATAGACAGATAAATAAGGGCTTCCTGCCCTACAACTGGAAACGCAATGATTCGCTTGGCAGCCATGATTTGCGTTGTTTACATCCTTAACGAACGTGACACTAAGATTGACACTAAGATCACGAAGGAATTATAACATGAATTTAACTATCAATGAACAGTTAATGAACGATACCAAGGACGCCAACCTATGTATCTTTATAGCTAACCTCTCTACATGGATTAAGTTTAACGCTAGTAAGAAAGACCCATCCGAAAGAAATTTTCATGAAGGCCGTTATTGGTCTTACAACACAATTCAAGATTTCGTCAAATATTTTGGCTTCTGGTCAACTAAGAATATTCGCACGATTATTGCCAATTGCATTAAGCTAGATTTGATAGTGACGAACACTTTTAACAAGAAAAAGTATGACAATACAATCTGGTATTCCCTTACGGATAAAGGGTTACAGTACTATCCTGGGCTTCGTGATTTGATTTTGAACAGGCTTGCCGATTCTGGCAAGACTCTTGCCGATTCCGGCAATGCTATACCAGAAGAACTTAACTCATTAAGTAGTATTAATACTAATACTACTAATAGCGAATCTGTCGATTCGTCAGTAGTAGCAACAACAAGTATTCGGAAAAAAGACATTCAGGTATTGATGCGTCAAATGATTGAGGTTTACCGTCAAGAGTTTCCTGACAACCCTCAGCCTCACCCAACTTTAATCTCTACCTCTCTTGATAAGGTGCTACGTACTCTCATTAAGCGTTGGCCTGAAGCAGACCCAAATAAAAATTCTTTAACACCTGAAGCATTTAGGCTCTATATGCGTGGACTAAAGCAGTTATCCCCTAAATTTGCATTAAGCGAATATGTTACTAAGGACGGTAACAAGAAGAAAAACAACATGGAAACGTTCTGTCGTTGGAATACTTTTGTTAAATTCCTTGAGGATCAATATTCATGAGTACCCCTAAATATTCTCTAGAAACAGAAAATGAAGTGCTTGAGACTATTATGCATTTTGCTGAGCATACTAATGCTCGCGTACAGAAGGCCATGCTTCAATTGACATCCGAATGCTTTTACGATCATGACAACAAAGAAGTATTTCGGCTAATTCAGGATTGTTTTAAAAAGCAATTACCATTTCACTTTGTTGATATCCTGGTCTTAATCCCTAAAGGCAATCACGAATTATATGACCGTATATTATGGCTTATCAGCAATTACGGCTCAATGCATGCTGGTGAATCCAGTTTTGAACACTATGTCACACGATTAATTGTTCTGATGCGATTACGTAAACAGCTCCAGTTATCTACCAAGATGATTAACGGTGTTCAGGAGTGTAGTAGCCCTGAAGAGGCTCAAGATATTTTAATCCAGTCGCTTCATGAAATTTCTGCAATAAGTTTTCGAGAGTCCAAACATGGCATAAGTAATATTGAAATAGCTGAACTGTTCTATGATGGCAAGCTGGCACTCAATTTAGTACACCCTACCACCTTCGATCAGCTTAATGCGGTAAATGGTGGTGGCATTATGGCGAAAAGTTTTATTACTGTCGCTGCTGGAGCTGGCGTTGGTAAAACTGGTTTTGCGCTTTTCCTGGCTGATGCGATTGCCAGGGCGCAGCCTGAAACTCAATCATTATTCTTTTCGTTAGAAATGGAGTCGCAACAAATTTGGATGAGACATGTTGGAATATGTGGAGGTAAGCCATTCGACAAAATGGATGAAGATGAGCGAATGAGAGCAGTAACAAAGGTGATGCAAGTGCCCATGCAAATTTATGATGCATCAATATGTAAATCGGCAGCTGATATTGATTTTATCCTAACCACCGCGCGATTGAAGGCTATGGATAGGAAAATTTCTGTTATCGTAGTTGATTATCTCGGTTTAGTTGATGCCAAAGGTAGTTTTGAATCTAATGCTTTAAAGCAAACTGAAATCACCTCCAAGTTAGCTAGACTTGCAATAGAGCTGGACTGCATTGTAATTGCTTTATCGCAAATTAATCGTTCCCCTTCTGCACGAGCCACCGATGATAGATGCCCTTATCCTAGCGATGCCTCGGGTTCAAGTGGTTCTTACTTCAGCTCTACTTTATGGTTAGGTGTTGATAGACCCGAACTTTATCAAGATGATCCTGTTTATCGAAATCAGTTTGTAATTAAATGCCGTAAGAATAGATTTGGCGGAATATTTGAATTAATTTTAGCCTTTAATGAAGGAACATTTGCCGAAGTTTCTCAGGGATGGTTTAAAAAGCCGATGCAGCAGCAAGTTAATGGGCAAAAAGCCGTTTTTTCTGCCCACAGCAAAGACTTCTTCCAAAGTTAATAGGTTGGTTAGGGGTCAAGTTAAAAACCCCCTAGAACGCGCGTATGGCTGTTTTAGGGGTATAGGCTATAATTTGATAGAAAGAAGAGGTAGTTCTTGGTGAAATGTGGTTTCAAGATTATCAGCAAGAAAGCCAATTTTTCTTCTGTTAACCTGTAGTTTAGAAAGTCTATTGTTAGAATTGTCAATAAGTTTTATATTTTTGTGTCTTGATGTTATAAAACTATCAGCAGTTGCATGGCAGATAAAAGATTTATGATTTTTTTTATTCATGATTTATCATCCTGTCAATAAATTCACCAAATCTGTCTTTTATCTCTGTTAAATCCTGTTTGGCATTAGGGTTACCAAGAACTATAGACTCCTGAAAAACTTGATTGCATATCTGTAAAAGGTTACTTGATAATGTAATTACAATACCACCGATTGCCCAGTTAATATCCTGATTTACTGCACCAACTTCCTGCAAATCCTTTTTTAAATTTTGTAAGGTGGCTATAGAGTATTCGCATGCTCCCATTATAGTGCGTCTTTGCTGACTCATGATGTTGCTTCCTTTTCATTAAATTGGCGTAATAATAGTCGATAAAAAACCGAATGTATCATCGGTAGCCTGATTTATATCAATATTTACGCATGTCAAGCCGTCTGAGTAAGGTGCAAGCGATGACATTTCAAAAAGATAGGGTTCAATTCTGTAGGCGCCTGCTATTGACAAGAACATGGATGCAGAAAGATTCAGTGTTTCGTAATGTTGAGATACATCCAGCAAGTTCTTGCCATCCTTTGCGCCATCTATCCACATGAAATCTTGCGCATTCCAGCTTCCCGGCTGAGTTCCTACCGGATACAGTGTTGTATTGTCAAAGTCAGACAATGATACAGCCGTTCTGATTCCAATCCTTGAGCTAATTCCGACAATAACATTCGGATTACCTTTGTGACGTACATTGACGAATCCTGACACCTGTATATGACAAGGTTTATCGATATAAAAAGGGGTCACAAGCCCCCAAAGCCTTGCACCAGATCTGAATAAATCTGTATCAAAATTATGATATTTAATAAATCTTTGAACTGTCATATATGTCCTTATGTTTTATTGCCATTATTACACAATGGTTGTGCTTCATTTTATAGATTCAGTGGTTTTTATAAAATTTATTTATATAAATCTATACAATCATCAAATGATCACTGTTCATCAAACCATCTTATATCACTAATTTTAAAAACATTCTGAATAGCAACTTTTTTAGGTTCCATTGACTCATCAAGACTATATAATCCATCTTCGTGTTTAATAACATGAAGTATATTGACTGCATAAACAGCAAGGTTCTTTGCTAAATCTTCCGGTCTTTTTGATTCTGAAAGCTCAGCAAGTCTGTATCTCACTTGTACATCAACTATAATTGACAGGAATTCCTCTTCATTTTCTATTGTGTTTACAATTTCACCAGCTTTCCAGTTAGATACATCTATTCTTTCGTATTTTGTCATCTTGCTCATTTTGCCGGATGTTGCGTTATTTAATACTATTTTCATGCCTAACCCCTCACAATGTGTAAGGTGTCAAAACCTTGCTGCTTTGCAAGGGCTATCATTGCGTTCTCAACTACTGACATTCCACGGCTTGATATGCCCGCATCACATTTAATACCAGCGTTTCGCATTGCGTCTTCAAATGCTGCTGATTGTTTGCAGTAACCACCACCGCCAGCTTTACCCGTTCCGCTGCAATCAGTCCATTGTGCATGTGACTTCTCCATTATTGCGCTGTGAAACCACACTGAACAGTTAACCAGCATTGAACTTGAACTCCTGCCCATATACCAGCGAGCAGTGATTAATTCAATGAACTTGCCATCTTTAAATGCTATCAATGTACGGCTTGTGATAGTCTCTTTCTTATCGCCTAGATTGATTGCATTGCTTTGTAATTTATCGAATGTGAATTGCATTTTGATTGCCCCCTTGGTTAATATGCGCTCATTTTATTAAACCTAGGTTTAACTGTCAATAGATTTATTGTACCTATACGACATTTATTTTAATTAATTCGGTATAGTGCTAATATTGGCCTAATAATTGTCAAAGGATGGAATGAATGACCGAATATTTACGTTGCCCAGCTTGTCGAGGTGCCAGAAAGGTTCCCAAGCTTGGGGGTATGATTGGTGAATGTAATACATGCAGTGGGAAAGGGCAGATATTGCTAGCAGATAAGCCCAAGCCAGTAAAGATTGAGCCTGTTTTGCCTGAAGTTGATATTATTAATCGGGTGGCTGAATGTGTGCCTTCCAGTGATGATAAATTTATTGAATTACCGGTTGAGCAACAAACTAAAGTAGATGGGAAGAAAGCCCTATACAGACGGAAGAAAGCATAACTATAAGATAAGGATGTCTTAATTATGGCACTATATGATAATACACATTATCCAACTCCCGAGCAGCGTCAAAGAGTGTCAGATTTAGCAATTGCCGGTATTCCGGTTTATTTAATTGCCAAGATTGTGAAACTGGATGATGAAACACTTACCAAGCATTATGAGTATGAATTGTCATGTGCTGAACCCCAGGCTATTGCAAGGGTTGCAAAGGTAGTATCTATTCAAGCTGAACAAGGGAATGAGAAATCACAGGCGTTGTTGTTGAAAACGCGGGGTGCTAAATATGGATGGGTTGAGAAGCAAGTTGTAGAGACTATTAATAGTGATGAAACCAAGGATATGAGGGAGCAAATTAAAGCTTTGGAGGAAAAGTATAAACGTGACTATTGAGTGGTGTAAGTCACGTTTATATTAATGAATAGGCGAAAGTCTTAGGTTAATAGTTTGTAGATACTTGCTCTGCTTAAATTCATTGCTTTTGCTATTTGGGATATGTTCATACCTTGCTTACTATAGTTAATAGCATCTACCCGCCTTGTCATGTCTAATGGTTGTTTTCCGAAGGGCTTACCGGTTTTGGTACCGTGGGATTTAGCGTGTGCAATTCCTTCGGCTTGTCGCTCTAGCATTATGTTTCTTTCGAACTCTGCAAATGCTCCAAGGACTTGTAGCAAGACTTTGTTAAATGGATTGGAGTTATCGCGGGAATAAGTTTGGCCTTCCTTTATGAACTTTACAGTTACTCCTTTAGTCACTAAATCAGCGATAATGCTTTGCAGGTCACTCAGACTTCGCGCAAGTCGATCTATACTATATATATATAGTGTATCTCCTTCGCGGGCATAAGCTATGCAAGCTTGTAATTCTGGGCGCTCCTTGCTCTTACCGCTGACTTTCTCTGTGAATATCTTATCAAGCTTGAGCGATCCCATGCCGTCAGATTGGCGGCCGATTGATTGCTCGCGCGTTGATACTCGAACATATCCGATTGACTGATTGGTCATTATATTGTCTCCTCATTGTCGTAAAAGGCTGGGAGTATATGACGTATGTTCGTATAAGTCAAACATAGTAATAACGACAGTAGATAAAAGGATTGTAATTGATAGTGTCGCGATAACATGGTTACACGACACGATTAAATTAAATAAAATAATAGTTGACAGTTCAATCTAGGTTTAATGCTATAACGTATCAGTTCAATAGCACTCCATGTTATAAGCCTTGCATCTCACTGGCTGCGTTGCTATGGGTAGGGTAGGTACACTGCTTGAGTTTTTAAGGGGGGTATACCCCAGAGCAGACACGCCCCTTTGCGACGGCGGAGGCTCCACTCCCCCCAATCCCAAACCACTTCCCCAAATCCCTGTATATATTTCAACCACCATTCCTAACAATATCCCTACATAATCTGTATAATTTCCCGCCAAAATTTTTTCAGGAAAAGAATTGACGCTACAATATTTTTATTAAACAATATGCCCAAATATTTCCGCAGAAATTTTATAATAAAAGTGATATGACAAATGGATTTTGCAGAAAAGGCTTTACGCTTAAGTGCATTACATGACTATGTACTGAGAAAAATTAAACTTATGGAATATAAAATAACGACTCTTTATCTACCATGGAGATACAAGGAATATAAAAAATTATTACAATTACATTTGGCTATAGATTTTTTTATTGCATATGGGTCAGATTTGTCAAAAATTAAATGCAGTTTTTGGCCTCGTTGTCCCTTACAATCATAAGGGCAATATTGAGACCCATAGCCATTCCTTTCAGCCAATCATTTTCCACGTCTGGCCTAATATCTTTTTCTGTGCTTTTAAGAGTCCTGATTATGTCTTCTTTTATTTTTTCAATACACATTGATTGCCTATCCCTTTGAAAACTTATAGGGCTTTGTAAATTTCTGTATTTTTTAAGCATTTGTTCTATTTCACTAAATCTGTATTTTGGATTAGTTAACCATTCCAATGTATTTTTTTCTTGTTCGGTAATTTTATGGTTTTTATCGTTACATTTTTCCATTGCCAAATCTAGTTTTATGTCTTTTAAATTATCAATAAGGTTATTTATGTCATCCAGGTTACATATAAAAGACTGTAGTAAATTGTCACCCATATAAAGTTCAAGCTTTTTATGATTAGGTATAAGTTCAATTCTTCTTGACAGTATTTTCATTAAAAAATCCTTCTTAACAGTTCTTTTTCCGGGCTTATTATTTTGTATATATTTTCTACAACTTCATCGGAGGGTTGATAGTCACGTACAGGTGATTCACATAACTCGTATATAAGTTTATTGTTTTTATTATAGATACTATCGATGTAATCCCAGCACCAACAGTCACTAAATATTATTATCTTCCATCCATTGCTTACAGAATAAGTAATATTGCCCATCCATGTATCAGTGTCTGGTGGATATTCTATGGTTAACTTTCCTGTTTCTATATCTTTTAAAACACTTAAGATTACCTTATCAAGCTTCCTCAAGTTAAATCCTTTTTATTATTTATCAGAGCTTATCAGAGCAATTAACAAATTTTTACTTAAAATCAATTAGTATCAACAAGTTATATCATTAAATTTTCTTTAATGATTCTCATTTCTGGAGAAGCATAATTACCTGTTTTTCACTGATTATCATTCAAAAAATACCCTTATCGCTTTCATGAAAAGTCCGCCTATCATGAGGCCAACTGTAACTCCACACCAAAATATTGGATGAATGGTCATTATTAATACCCATGTGGTCATTTATAATAAGTCCTTGATGTAATAACGCCAAAAATAAAAAATACTAATAGCCATAATTCATCGGGTACTGTCATAAGTTTACCTCTACTATAATCCCACTCAAATAGGATTAATGTTAATTTAAGCTGTTTATAGTAAATAATCCTATTTGAGTGGGATTAAACATCTATAAGAGTACAACCACAATCTGAACAAACAAGAGTAATACCGCCATCTACATCATAGTTTTTGTTTGTATGTTCGCAGTAGTTATCAATAAGGTTTCTTAGTTTACTCATCAATTTTATACAGTCACTATTTTCCCTGAATTGATTTACATGATGTAAGGTTAGGCGTTTCAACATTACCAGCTCGTCTTTCGTGAAATCATTCATTTTCTGGCAACTCCGGTAATGGCATCCAGTGAGTAATTTTAGGAGAACGATAGCCTCCCAAAATACCGCACGATTCTGAATGAGAATTTACGTAATCTTCCACTTCTAAATAACAGTCCTCAAAGCCACAATCAGACTGGAATATAGCAGAGACCAAAAACCTTTTCTTCTCCCACGATTCAAGCAAGACCAAAATCTTTTCATCATCTTTTGGCAATCTATCTTCAACTGATATCCATTCACTCATGAAACGCTCTCACATTACCTTATTCAATAAAAATTCACAAAACGATGTTATTTCTGATTTTTGGATGTCTTTATCCCATGGGGTTTCTCTTGTAAAAACAATGGTGCAAATTGAGCTTAACGCTGCTATCAAAACCCTTCTGTCAGTAGGTTTTTTTTCTATATAATCATCTATGCAGTTAGCAAGATATTCTTGCATTTCAAGCTCTTCTTCAGTTGGTTTCCCAATCATTGGTAAATCTTTATAATTCATTCGTTTATCTTCCTTAAAATACATAACCAATCTCTTATAACGTAAAATCATTCATTGCAAGATTATTCCTTTTTCTAAAAACAACAGCTCCCTTTTAAAGTCTTCTATTTCTTTTAAAATTTGTGGCCTCTCTTCTTCTGTAATAAAAGGAATTCCAGGCTTGTTTGCTCCTGCAAATGTTTCGGCATCTAAAGAAATTATCATTCATCATAGTATTTTCCCCATTCTTCGCAGGCATATTTTATCTCATTCGCAAATTCCAATGATTTTTTTAAATAGAAATTCCAGTCCTCATTTTTTTCTATAGACTGAAGCGCCGATATACAGTCTTTTATTCTTTCTTTTAACCAAAGATGTCGTGGCAATAAATCAGATGATTGTTTTTCTTTCATTGATATAAGTTCCTTTATATTGCAAGTTATTCTCTATTAACCTTTAGTTGTCGTAATATATAATACCGCTAACCTTGCATTCCTTCACTAAACAGCAACACAAGAAAATAAATCCCAGAACACAGCATTACACTTCCAAGGGTAGTCAATCCCATCCTGGCCGAAACAGGAACCCCAAGTAGTATTGCAATTGCCATACAAATCATTATCTACTCCTAATTTATTCAACCCTAGTTTAATTGAAAATAAATTTCAGGTAAAATTATGGTTCCCTCACTAATAAGGCTACCAACATAAGGAAGTGACATGGAATTTTCAATGAAGGAATGGAGAATAATTTATGACAAGGTTCATCAATTAGGCAGAATGTTACAGGATTCACATCCAACTCATGATGCCGATGGAAATTACCATGAACCCAAGATCCCATTAGGCAAACTTGCACAGATCGAACTTGAAATAAAAATTGATGCCTGGCTTGAACGTAATACTTGTTACTTGAATCTCTGCGATAAAAAACCAGCCAAACCTCTTTGGAAATATGACAGGAATGATCCTCAGACTCATGCTTCATCAAAAGATTTTAAATACACATACTTAATGACAGCATAAGAATTTATTTGAGTAAATTATAAAGGAAAACAAATAATGCAATATTTTCTACTTCCTGATAAGACTTACCGTGAAGCTGACTTATTGGAATGGTCTCAGCAATATGAAGAAATGTACAACGCAGGAACGCGCCATGTTGGTAATGACCAAATATGCGGTAAACGTATTTCAACTGTATGGCTAGGATTAGATCATAATTTTATTGATGGCGAACCATTGGTATTCGAAACCATGGTGTTTGATTCGCTGCACAGTGGCAAAGACATTTATATGGAACGCTATACTACATGGGATGAAGCCTTGGCCGGTCATCATAAGGCGATTGAATGGGTGAAAGAACATTATGACAATAATACAAAATAAGGCAAGAATGTTAAGTTTTGAAACAATACTGTTCTTTATATTCTTGATTTTAAAACTTACAAACCAGATTGATTGGTCATGGTGGATGATAACAGCTCCACTCTGGCTACCTTTAATCGCTGCAATATTTATATCGGGATTATTTTGTTTAATAATGTATATAATTGATACAAATAGATAAAAATTAAGCGATTAATAAAGGAGAACAAGGATGAAATCGAAAGAGCTTAAGCAGATAAGGGAATATTGGAACACCAAATATCCGAATGTCGAGATTATCCTTTATGAAAAAACAGAGGATGGTAAATATTTCGGCAAAATGATGACTAGCAATTATAGCTTTGATTTTAATGCAGATACTATTGGATGCCTGATAAGTCAGGGAGAGAATTTTTTACGAAAGGTAAATAAATGAGTAAGCAATTAAATAACGATGAAATATGGTTTTGGTATGAAAAAATTGAAAATCAGAAGACAAGTGGTTTATCAGCGGCGGAATATTGTCAGTCACTTAAAATTGATTATCAAAAATTTTGTAACATGAAATACAAGATAGAATATAGGAAATACTCTAATCCAGTTTTATATGACAAATTGATTAAAATAGGTCGGCAATATTTAATGGAGAGAGCAAAATCAGGGATTGGAGCAAATACATTTGCTAAAAACTACAATATTAAAATAAGAATGTTAGGTGAGGTAACCACACATTTAAATTATCTAGAAAAAATTGAGGAAATGCAGTCATCCATGAAAGAAGAAACAATGTCATTCGTTCAAGTACCACAGAAGTTAATTATATCAAACCCTCCAGTCGAGGAGGAATCTGAAATAATAGAAAAGCAAAACGATTTGGAAATTATTATCTCGAAGGGCGTGAAAGTTAGCATTTCCGCCAATCTTGATGTTATGAAAGTTATTAAGATTATCGAACTATTAAAGGATTTATGATGTTGATTCCATACGAAAACAAGCAAATATTCATTGCCTCCAAACCCATAGATTTTCGCATGTCCATAGACGGACTTTCAAATTTCATTCAGCGAGAAGTGAAAAGTCATATTCATGATGGCTCAATCTATGTGTTCTACAACAAGCATCTAGACAAGATTAAATGCCTATTCTGGGATAGAAATGGTTTCGTGCTTTATTACAAGCGTCTTGATAAATGCAGGTTCAAATTGAAAAGAATGTTTAAGGAAATTGAGAATATCACTGCTGAAGAACTGGAGATTTTATTGTCTGGCTTCGATCCAAATCCTGTTGAGCACAAACAGATGTATTTGGAGCATAGGGCGTGAAAGACTATGAATAGCAAGTTAAATCATATTTGATATACTCTTCAGCATGCTCTGCATGGCACATGCTTGAATTGGGCTATGGTGAAACGGTATCACACTAGACTTTGACTCTGGTATTTCAGGTTCGAGTCCTGATAGCCCTGCCATTATCGCGGATTAGTTCAGAAGCAGAACGCTAGGTTCATACTCTAGAGGTCAATGGTGCAAGTCCATTATCCGCTACCATTTATGGAGAGAACGCCTATTAGGAATGGCATTAAGCTGTAACCCTACGGTCGGCTAGCCCGTCCATGTTAGAATTCTGGTCTCTCCACCACTTAAGGATAATTATGGCTGATATTTTTGTATTTGGGAGCAATCTATTGGGAATACATAAGCGTGGAGCAGCATTACACGCATTACAGCATCATGGTGCTGTTTTGGGTCAAGGTATTGGGTTACAAGGAAATTCATATGCACTTCCTACCAAATACGATCCTGAAAGAAGCCTTCCCTTAATTATTATTAACAAGTCTGTCGCTGACTTCCTCACTTACGCTTACCATACGCCAGAAAATATTTACATGGTTACAGCAATTGGCTGTGGTCTGGCTGGTTATCAACCATGTCAAATAGCTCCATTATTTCGATTTGTAAAAGATTTAAAGAACGTAAAACTTCCTGTGCAATTTATGGATTTTTTACCTTGGATGGAAACAATTACTGATTCTATCTCTATATTTAGTGATTAATAGTGATAATTAACACAAAATATAGTGTTTTAATCTAAATTTATGTTAAATTACGCCTGATATCTTCATTAAGGTTCGCATGATGCGGCTCTGGCAAAGGATTGCCCCTTTATGGACAAAGCAACTCAGCTTAAGCTTGAGAACGCAGAAATTGCGGCCAAGTTACGTGGTAGTTTATTACTTTTTATACAAGCTTTCTTCCCAATTCTAACAGGGCGAGATTTTATTATCTCACGTCCGGTTGGCAGGGAAAGCCACTTCATTACTATTTGTCGTGCGTTAACTCGTTGTACACGCCTCGAATCTTTACGTCTATTAATTAACGTTCCTCCTGGTCACGGTAAATCTGTAATCGTAAGTTTCTGGATAGCCTGGTGCTATGCAAAATGGGGTGATTGCAATTTTCTTTATATTTCTTATGCAAAGACATTGGCTGCTACTCACACTGATACAGTTAAACGCATAATGTCACTTTCCCAGTACAAGGTTTTGTTTGGCGTACATTTAAGAGAAGATTCACAAGCAAAAGATGCCTTTACTACTGAAGCGGGAGGCACTGTTGCGGCTTTTGGTTCAGCAGGTGCTATAACCGGAAGAAATGCTGGTTTACCAGGCGAAGATAGATTCAGTGGAGCTGTGGTTATTGATGATAGTCATAAGCCTGATGAAGTACATTCCGATGTTATCCGTGAATCAGTAATTACAAACTTTCGTGAAACAATTCAACAGCGACCAAGAGGGATTAATGTTCCTATTGTCTTCATAGGACAACGGTTACATGAACAAGATTTACCAGCATACTTCCTTGCAGGTGAGGATGGTTATACTTGGGATAGTGTTATATTAAAGTCATTGGATGATGCAGGGAATGCACTTTATCCAGAAGCTTTTCCCAAGGAAATGTTGCTTATACGTCAGGAAAAAGACCGTTATGTTTTCGCAGCCCAACATCAACAAGACCCACAGCCAGCCGGTGGTGGCCTGTTTATGCCGGAAGACTTTCCATTACTTGCTGAAGAACCAGAATACTCCATCACCTTTATTACAGCTGATACAGCTGAAACTGAAGATCCCCGCAATGATGCAACTGTTTTCTCATTTTGGGGTTTATACAATATTGAAACGCAAGGCAGAAAGACTGGTGTTATGGGTCTGCACTGGATTGCCTGCCGTGAAATACGTGTTGAACCTAAAAGACTTGAGACCGAGTTTTTAGACTTCTGGCAAGATTGCGCAAGACATAAGCAGCCGCCATTAGTTGCTTTTATAGAAAAAAAATCTACAGGTGTAACTTTAATATCAATTTTAAAGGGTATGCGAGGATTAAAAGTACGCGAGATTGAGCGAACACGCAGATCTGGTAGTAAATCACAACGATTCATCGACATTCAGCCATATATAGCAAGCAAGCAAGTCTCACTTCCTTCTCATGGTGTTCATACTGAAATGTGCATCAACCATATGAAGAAAATAACCAATAACGACAGTCATGCGCATGATGATATTGCAGACACCTGTTCCGATGCAGTTCGTATTGCCTTGATAGATAGACTGCTAATTGGTCACACCCACAAAGACGCTCTCTGGAGACATACAACTCAGGAGGCAACCAGTAGATACAACCGTCTTTCCGAGCTTAAAAAGAAGGCGTACAAGACAAGGAATTAGTCATGGCAGTTATTGCGAAAAAGCATACAACCCAGCTAGAAAAGATTAAACAGTCGGTGGAGCAGGCTTATACCTATTTCCGTCCAAACTACGAACGATTTCACCAGTTTATGCGCTTTGTGTATAAATCAACCTTGACTGAAGACGATATATCAGTATTGGCAACGCTTGGACGACCTCAAATTGAATTCAATATGATGGAAGCCTATATATCCCGCCTGAGAGGAGAATTCTCCCGAATGGAGCCAGGATTTGTAATTAGGGCGCAGGATGGATTTGATGATATTGACGCTGGATTGCTACGTCTTCTTGAAGCTCATTTTAGGGCAATTTTAAATGACTCAGATAACGATGGGTTTAGTTATGATGTATATACAGACCTTCTAGTGGGCGGCTTTTCTGTTGTCGAAGTCTACACAGATTACATATCAGCCATGTCCATGGATCAAAAGATTTGTGCCAACAGGGTATTTGACCCAACCCTCTGTGGCTTTGACCCATTGGCACGCAAGTCGCATAAAGGTGATGGCAACTTCTGCTTTCAACTTTTTCCCAAGGAACGTGAGGAAGTTGAAAAAGAGTATGGGTCTAATGCGCTTAAGGGTTTAAAGTACGCACGCAGCTTCTCAGGATTTAACTGGTCATATCGAGCAGCTAAACGCGATATTGTCTTGATGTGTCAATATGACAAAAAAGATTTCAGGAAAGAGAAGATTACCAAGCTATCTAATGGACGCGTGGTAACTATAAAGAATTACGAAAAGTGGATGGAAATATGGAATCAACAAGGCCATATTGAGCAAGCGCCTATTCCAATCGGAAAAATGCGTGAAACGATGATAGAAACCATAACACGTTATACATTTTCTGGCGCAGAACTTATTGATACGCCTGTAGAGACAAGCTTCTCAATGCTTCCGTTAATCTTTTTTGATGGTAACAGTGCGATTCTTCGCGACAATAATGATTCAACCGCAGAACAAATGACACGTCCATATATTTATAATGTTCGTGATGCGCAACGACTTAAGAACTATGCTGGTCAGTCTCTGGCAAATGAGCTTGAAAATACTGTCGAGCATAAATTTATTGCTTCTGTTGAATCCGTTCCTGAAGATTACATAGATGCCTATATTGATATTCAGAAGCCTGGAACTCTTCTATATAACCAGTTTTACGAAGGGAATCCAGAAATCTCGTTGAATCCACCAAGAGAAGTGGTTCGAACTCCCATTCCCCCTCAAATTAGTGAGACATTCCAGATGTCTGATAATCTGATTCAAGGTATTCTTGGTAGTTATGATGCTGCATTGGGTATTCAGAATAACGAGCTTTCTGGTGTAGCAATTATGCAAGGTGCCATGCATTCAAATGCAGCTGCCATGCCTTATACAGTAGGATTTATGAAAGGCTGGAACAGGGTGTGTCAACAGTTGCTTGACTTGATTCCAAAATATTATGTCACTCAGCGTAGTATTCCTGTCGTACTTCCTGATGGCAAACGTACCTATCAGACTATCAACAAGCCTGGAAGCCCATACATGAATTACGATGCCATGAGCCTTGATGTAAAGGTTGAGGCAGGTGTTAACTTTGCTGTCCAGAAACAAATATCACTTGAAACTATCATTCAGCTAATGCAAACCTCAGAGTCATTTGCAAATTTCATTAATACGAAAGGTCTTGGCATTCTTCTTGATAATATTGATATTAGAGGAATCGAGGGATTGCGTGAGGCAGCTGGCCAATATATGGAAGAGATTGCTCAACAACAAGCACAGGCTCAGCAGATGGCTCAACAGCAAATGGCTCAGGAAATTGATCCGAAGGCAGTTATGATGCTACAGGCTCAGGCAGAAATAATGAAGGTTGGTCAGAAAAGGGAAGCTGTTCAAACACAGGCAGAAGTTGACTTGTTGAAGATTTCTACAGATGACGCCGTGAAGAACAAGCAAGCAGACATTGAGCTTGTGAAAGTCTTGGCTGATATCGAGGGTGCTGAGGTCGATCAAGCATTAAAGCAGGAAAAACTGGATGCTGAAAATGCGAGAACTGCTGTTGAAATGGCTGTCAATGTCAGCTCTCATCATCACGGAATGGAGCATAAGGACAGGACTCACGAGTTAGATAAGAAAGTATTGGAGAAGAAAAATGCCACTGGTAAAGGGAAAAAAAGCAAAGACTAAGAAAGGGATATCTGCAAATATAAGAGCAGAAAGAAATGCTGGGAGACCAGAAGACCAAAGTATTGCAATTGCAATGTCATTGGCTGGTAAATCGAAAAGGAGAAAGAAATGAAAGCAGCCCAGAAAATGAAACTAGAAAAAATTAAAAAGACTGTTGAACCTATGAAGCTTAAAAAAGGTGCAAAGTTAAAAGCTGACCGTACAGATATTACCAGGGAAAAACAGAAAGAAAGCACAGGGCGTGTAGTTAAATCCAAAATGACCATCAAACATTAACCCCTTGTTTAATACATGTTCCAATTGCTGTAAAAGTTGCTATACTTAGCTCAATAATCAATATGTAGTGTTTATTTTGAAAATTTAGCACTACATATAGCACTCCAGACTAGGCTGGATTTAAGAATCTAGGTTATTTACGCAACTATGCGGAAAAAATAGTCGGACTACCACGGACGGTAGGTGTCACGGTCACACCGGAAACAGTGAGGTTTCAAATGGATGCAAAGGATATTGCAGAAGATTTATTGCAAGATACTAATGTGGGTGAAAGGGAGGAATTCCAGAATTCCGAACAAACACTACCTGAGAAAATGCTTCCTGCTTCCCAAGTGAATAAGCTGATTAAAAAGGCGAAACACAAAGGAGAGCAGAAAATGCAAGAGCAGCTAGATGCAGCCAGACAGCAAATTGAGCAGCTTCAATCGCAACAAGCAGAACAACAGTTGCAGAATACTGCGCAGACAGGTTCACCCCAGCAGCCCCCACAAGGCCAGCAACAAGGTGGCATGGACGCTCAGCAAATTCAACAACAAGTAATGCAATTATTGCAGAAACAGCAGCAAGAAGAAGCGCAAAAGCGGCATGATGAACAGCTCGAACAAGAAGTAAATCAGGTGGCTCAACAGTATTTCGGCAAGATGGCTCAAGGTAAGGATATGTTTGAAGACTTTGAGGCAATCACAGCCGATTTTAATCCTGCCGAGTTTCCACAATTGGTATTTTTAGCTAACCAGATGGATAACACTCCAGCCATTATCTATGAGCTGAGAAAAAATCCAGGCAAGTTAGCTGATTTGGCAGTATTGGTTGAAAAATCACCTAATATGGCCAGAAACGAATTGTCAAAGCTTTCCGAATCAATTAAACGGAATGATGAAGCGAAACGTAACTTGCAAGAACCTCAAGATCCCTTAAACCGTCTGAAGCCTTCGCCAGTGGGAACAGACAGTGGTACGAAATCAGTACGGGATTTCAAGGCAGCCTCCTACTTAAAAGGCTGAAATCCTACCTAAGCGGTCATGTCTGTTCCTGATGAATATGGATTTTCATTGGAGAAGAAAACATGGCCGTGCCAAATAATATTTTGCAACAAGTACAAACCTATCAATTAAGCAATCTCGCCTATCTACAAAACTTGAACTGCTTTGTAGCTACTGCTAATACCAAATTTAAAAACTTCGAGAAGTTGACTGCTAACCTTGGTGATACTGTTACCTTCGATTTGCCACCTCGTTTTACTACTGCTGCAAGTCTGGTTGCAACTTTTCAATCTGCCGATCAGCGCGTAGAAAATCTGACTGTAGACAAGGCAATTAACGTTTCTTATGCGTTCACTGCGCAACAATTTATCTTTAACGTAGAAGACTACATGGAACAGTTCGGTAAAGCGGCTGTGATGGAAATGTCTGCTGAAATTGAAGCTGATATTGCAACCGTATGCGTTGAGGCTCCATACCGTTTTTACGGCGATGGCGTCACTCAAATAAACTCCTATGGACAACTTGCAGCAGCATTGGCCATGTATCGTAACTATGGCGCAGCCAAGGACAATACCAAATTCTATTTAAGTGATATTGCCCAGTCAGCCATCGTCAATACAGGTTTAAATCAATTTGCACAGGATAGAAATAATATCTCTGCGAATAGCTGGGATGTTGGTGATTTCGACCGCGCAGCCTTCTATGTATCTAACTTACTTCCAGTTCACACAGCCGGAACAATTGGTGAAGATGGCACTGTCTTGACTGTAGTATCTGTTGTCAAGAATGCTGATGATGCGGTTATTCAAATAGTTTTCTCTGGTGCTGGTACTGACGCTGATGCGGTAAAAGAATTTGATAAATTCCAGTTTTCCGATGGCGTTTCCGGTCAACCCAACCTTCGCTACCTGACATTTATTGGTCACAAGGTGTCCAGTAACCCTGTTCAATTCAGAGCTACAGCTGATGCGGCTTCTGTTGGTGGTAACGTAACTGTTGACGTATATCCTCCATTAAAGGCTTCTCAAGGCAATACTCGTAACCTGAACTTCGAGATTGCAGCTGGTATGCAGGTTACTGCGCTTCCATCACATAGAGCTGGGATGATTACTGCTGGCAATCCATTATTCCTTGGTATGCCAATGCTTCCAGAAGAAGTGCCATTCCCCACTGGTAATGAAGTTGATCCTGATACAGGCGTTTCTTTACGTATGTATTATGGTTCTTTATTCGGTCAAAACCAGAGAGGGATGATACATGATGCTATCTGGGGCAAGAAATGCGTTCCTGAGTACGCAATGTCTGTAATTTTCCCACTGTAATTGGCTTCGGAGGGTGAAAACCCTCCTCAAATAAGGATATTAAAATGACCATTTCAACACCTGTCACAAATGCCCGTCAGTACTATATCAATGGATTAAAACTAGCATGGGTTAGTGGAGATACCATTACTGTTTCTGCTGGCCGTTGTTCTAATTCTACCAATCTAAATGATATCAGTGTCGGCTTGCCATTAAATGTCGCTGCAACTCAAACTGGTACTGAACCTGTTGCAGATGGTAGCGGAATTGTAACTATCAATCCTGATACAACCGGTGCTGGACACTTGGACACTGGCGTTATAGCTAACAACACCTTTTATGCTGTTTATGCTATCGGTGATAGTTATGGCAATGAACCAGGCTCGGCGATTATGTCTGCCAACCTTACTGCTCCCCTTTTACCAGCTGGATACGACATGTCTTTCCGTATAGGTTTTGTCAAAACTGATGGTTCTGCTGCAATGTTGCCTTTCCGTCAAGATGGTTGTGGTCTAGACCGCTGGATGTGGTATGACGCTCCAATAGCTACAAGTGTTACAGCCGGTTCTTCTGCTACCTATGCCCCAGTTGATGCCAGTGCTGGCTTGCCTGCTGCAACACCAACCATGGTTAACTGGTATTGTGCTTTTACTCCTACGGCTGCTGATGACACTCTTGTATTGGCTCCTGGTACTTCTACTTCTACTCTTGGTTACGCAACTATGTCTGGCTCTGTAGCTGCTGTAGTCAAGACAGGTAACCTGATTTGCCCAACAGATGCACCTTTAACCGATGCAATTGACTACAAGGTCACTGGTTCTGCGGTGGCAATTTCTGTACAGGCATATCTAGATCAGTTAGCAGTAACAATCGTTCAATAAGGAACTGCCATGGCCTACACAACTTTACAGCTTATCAATAATGCCTATTATGAATCGGGAATTGTATCCCGTGGCTTTGAAACTGTATCAGGTCAGCAGGCTAACGATGGCTTATTGTTTCTAAATGATCTCATTGCGGATAAGACTGTGGAAAACGGTCTTATCCCCTATTATGAGGAATATAATTTCAATGCAATTACTGGTCAGGAAAAGTATTTCATTGAAAATTTGATTAATATTGATACATTTGTTTTTTACATAGATACAGTCCGTTATCAGACAGAAAACAGAGCAAGAAGGGAATACTTCGGCAGCTCTCGTGCAGACAATATTCGGTCTTTACCTGGTAGCTGGCATATGGAACGTTGCTTTGGTGGCGCTAATATCTATATATATTTCAAGCCAAATCAAGCATATCCATTAACTATCTGGGGGCAATTTCGATTGGCTCAGGTAACCATTAATCAGGATTTATCATTAACTCTGGATAGATTTTATATCAACTATTTGCGCTATGACCTTGCAGCCAGACTTTGTGCAGAATTTAATTATTCTGTTCCACCTGGAGTCGCAAAAGCTCTGGATGCCTATCAAGACTCTATTAGTAAAAAAAGTGGTCCTATGGATCTCAGATTGGTTAAATTATCCAGTCTCCAGAGACGCGGTGGCATCAATTATGGTCAAGTGAATATTGGTAAAGGTTGGGTTACATAGAAAAGTATATCTAAACCATTTCATAGAACAGGGAAAGTTAAAGATGATATTGAACTTTTACATAAGGCAATTAGGTACATCACAAAGCATTACTAAAAAGCCTAATGCCATATGGGGAGATTTCATATGATCATGACTCCAGGCGCTTCCCAAATACCAGTCAGAATTGTTGGTAGTTCCATTTTTGGACGACATCCTATCATTAGCGATGAGCGGACATGGAATATGTTTATATCAGACGACTGGCTTATTAATTTCGCAGGCTATGAGGAAGCAGTAGAAATACTGGGTAATGGTATAGAAGGTCGTGGCTTGTTTCATTCTTCACGAGGAAATTTCCTCTTGGCAGTCTTGGGTTCCAATATTTATCGAATTGATGCTAATTTAGGATTTGCATTTCTTTTTAGTATTGCAACGACTACTGGCGAAGTGTTCATGGATGAGAATCTTAGTTCACAGATTGCTATCGTCGATGGTTCTACAACTGCTTACATATATAACTATACAACCGAAACTACCGGTGTTATTGATTTTGTATATACAGGCGGTGGCACAGTATTTACCCCAAATTATGTCACCTATCAAAATACTTATTTCATTTTCGGAAATGGTGATAATACTACGTCTGGTTCGCAATGGTTCGTTTATCGTAGTGGCTTTAACCCTACAACATTGGCCAATCCTCTCCAATTAGTTTGGGTTCAGACATTAACCTTACAGACCAAACCTGATTTTGCCAAAGCCTGCATTAGAATTCCAAGCCATGGCAATAACCTTCTGGTTCTTGGTTCCACTGTTGCTGAAATATGGACAAGTGTTGCTGGCCTTCAAATTTACCAGCGCCAATCCTCAATAAACATCGACTATGGTGTTGCTTCTGTTTCAACGATTGCTGCTTCTGATGATATGATTGCGTGGCTTGGAATTAATGAAAAGTCTTCTCCCGCTATCATGGTCATGAAAGGCGGAAAGGCCGAACGATTATCTACTGACGGAATTGACTTTCTTTTAAGCGGTGTTCAGCATCCTGAAACCTCTACAGCCATGTTTTATCGTCAAGATGGCCATGTGTTCTATATTCTTACCTTTTATAATCAACTTGATAATTTTTCCATAATGTATGATTTTACAACAGCGAAATTCTTTGACATTACAGATTGGGATTTCAGCTATCATCCAGCTAGACAGATGGCTTACTTTAATAATGACATCTACTTTGCATCCTTAAAGCAAGGTAGCTTGATGCGAATCAGCACCAATTTGACTTCAATTTCTACAGATATTCAGAATAACTATGAAATTCCACGTATAAGAAAATGTGATACATACAGATTGCCTGGAAGCGACCGCTTTATTGTAAATCAATTCAGTTTTACGATAGAAAATGGCGTTGAACAGAATGTAGATTATCAGTTTGAATGTGACGGTTATATCTTGGGTGAGGTAAGTAGTCAAATCATGTACTCCGAAGACGACCTGCCTTTATTGATTGAAGGTGGTAGTTGTCAAATTTACAGACCACGCATTGATGTTACTTTCTCCAAGAATGGCGGCGAAACATACAGCAATGCTGTTCCTTATTTTATGCATGCTACTGGCCATTATAAAAACCAGCCTCGATTTAACAAGCTTGGAGAAGCTAATCAGTTTACTATTCAAATGAGATTCTGGGGTTTTGGTTCAGTAGTAGTAGCTAACGGTATGCTTGAGGTTTATCAATGATTATTCCATCGTTTCAGAATGTACGATTTGTAGATGTGGATGGCTTTCTTACTCCCCAAATGCAGATGTACAATGATGAATTAAACAACATATTGCGCAATGGTCTTTCAGACAATGGTTGGACACTACCAACAGTTACACAGGCTGAGTTAACAGCAATAGGCAACCTTCCTGCCGATCAACAAATGCCAAATGGTACAATTTGGTATGTACATGATACAGGAACAGCAGTATATGAAGTGGTAGTGAAAATTAACGGTGCGCTAAGGAAACTTACCACTACAGCTTACCCATAAGGATATGAGATGAGCATATTAAGTAAATTATTTGGTGGTGGTCGTAGTCGTGAGAATCCGATGGAAGCAGCCAATCAATATTTAAATCAAATTCCAGGCGTGGCTCATCAAGGTTACGATCCCTATATTAATAGTGGGCTTGATGCTTCTGGCAGAACCAAGTCAGCATATGAAAGTCTGATAAATGATCCTACCGGTTTAATTAACAAGTTCATGGAACAGTATAAGGAATCTCAAGGCTATAACTTCGCCAAAGATAGATTAATGAAAGAAATGGGCAATACTGCTGCTATGGGTGGTATTGCAGGTACTCCATTAGATCAGATGAATCAGGCTGAAGGAGTTCAGGGTTTATTATCCAAGGATATGCAACAATTTCTTGAAAAGGCACTTGGTCTTTATAACTTGGGATTGACCGGAGAGGAAGGCATTGCATCACGAGGCTTTGATGCTTCAGGTAAACTAACTGATGCCTTGGGAGGAGCGCTGAACCAACAGGGAGGGTTGGCCTTCAATGATACGCAGCAGAGAATTATGGATAGAAATAATAAACGAAATTCCTTATGGAGTAATTTTGGCAAAGCATTAGGAGCTGGCGCTGGCTTTATGGTTGGTGGCGTTCCAGGTGCAGCAGTAGGTGCTGGTTTGTTCGGAGGAAAATAATATGGCTATTCAATTCACTGATTTCTCCAGAGCGCCACTTTTAGAAAACGATTCTCCTTTAAAAACAATTTTCGAGGATGTGCTCAAGGGCTATAAAATGTCTCAAGAGCCAGCCAAGATGAAAGAAGAACAGTCTGCCCGCGAATTAGCCAATAAGCTTAAAGGATTAGAGGTAGAACATAAGCCCAAAGAATATGCATTGGCAGATCAAGAGAAGAATCTTGCTAATGCACTTAAGTCTAAGGCTTTATCTTATTCAGACGAAAAGTTTGATCTTGAACGTCAATATAAAAAGGCTCAGATTGAAAATCTTTTGAACAAAAAGGTTGGTGGAAATACTAGGGCTAATGGTGAATTAGCTAATTTTATCGTAGCCAATCCTGATGCTACTCAACAAGAAATTTCTGATGCGTATAAAGAGATTCATGAACGCAAGGTTCGTCATGAAAAAGCTATCACTGGTCGAAGTGAAGATATAACAGCTGGCGCACCTTATGACAAATTGCCTGTTAACGAGAAAAAACGTCAAGTAGGTTTAATGACGGCTATGGGCGTTGATCCTTTGGAAGCAAATAAATTACTTCGTTCTGGTACATCACCTACTGAATATGCGGATCAAAAAGACATAGACATTAGTTCTGTTACACCCGTCTATCCTCTTGGCGAAGAGAATGTAAAACAGCTTCAACGTAGAAGAGGTTTTGTAAATGAACTTAAAACACTTGAAAATAGAGTGGCTGAACCATTAAGTCGTTATCCTGCAAAGATAAGAGGTTATTCGATAGAGCAGATAGCAGATTCACTTGATAATAAAAATCCTGATGAAATGGGAAAAGTTCTGGCTGCAAGAGCCTTATCACCGGAAATAAGCGCACTTCGCTTGAAAGTGGCTGGTGGTAATATCGGTATTGAAGCTATTAACGAGTTACAGAATAAATCCATGACTAACATGAATATTATAGAAGGACTTGTTGATCAGAAAACTTATTTGGCAGCACAGAAATATATGACAAAATGGCTTGAGGAAGCAGCTGATACTTTTGAAACCACCCTTGAAGACTACGGCAAACTTAAAGGTAAAGGAAAAAGTCTTTCTGAAGGCAAGACATATAATCTTGCAACAAGGAGTTGGGAATAATGGCTAAGATTCAAGTAAAACTTAAAACTGGCGAAGTTGTTCCGATGAGCTATCCCGATGATTGGACTCCTGAACAACTTGAAAGTGCTATTCATGAGAATTTTCCTGATGAATATAATCAACCAAAAGACACCACTGAAGCATTGGAAATGAAATCTTTGCAACCTATGGAGCGCACAGGCTTAGTTGGCGTATTAAGTGATATAGCTCATGGTACAAGTAATGCGGTAAAGGGTGGTATTAATTTTGCAGCCAATACACCTCAAATGCTTGAAGATTTAGGTGAGGAACTGATTGAAAATCCTGGTACCGGACAACTTAGAGGAATCGCACAAATAGGAACTGAAGGCGCTGAGATTGGTAAAGGTATTTTAAATATGCCTTATAATCTTAATCAATATTTAGCCAGAAAACATTTGTTACCACAAATATTGGGTAAATTAGGCAAAAAGTTAATACCTCATATTCCTGAAGAGACAGGATTGGAAAAAGCATTGGGAATGGAAGCTCGCAAGGGTGACAAATTACTTCGTGGATTAACAGAAGGTGCTGCTATAGTCTCTGGGGGTATCCCTCTAGCCAAAAACATTAAAAATTTCGTTACAGCTCCAAGCAAGGAAAAGTTATTTCAGCGTGCATTGGAAGAAAGGATTGAGAAAGCAGCCGAAGCTACATCAATGAGCAAGGAGCAGCTTAATAGTCTGAAAGAAACTTTACGGCGAGATTATTCAAGGATTCATGGAGAAAAATTGGGAGAACCTTCACCTATTGGACAAGAAGAAGCAATTAATGTGAAGAAAGGAAAGCTTGAAGAATTAAAGTCATTAACTGAAATTCCAGAAAAGAAAGTCGGTGAAATTCCTTCTGAACCTGATACTAAAGCCATCATTCAACAGAAGAAGTCAGCTCTTGAAAAAGCTCGCTCTGAAGCTGATAAAGTTTTAGGAATTTTGGATAATCCAAGGTTGAAGGCAAGCTCCAAGGTTAAAAAGGCCATCATGGATCTTAAGTCTTCTGCTTCAGATTTATATAAGTCTGCACGCGCCTATTATGTTGAAAAAAAAATCAAAGCCCCCAATGATGCTGAAATTAAATCCGTTACTAAAGATTTGGAAACATTGAAAAATAGTGATGAATTAGCTCCTGGCTACGGTTCTGGTACAGCTGAACAGAAGATGTTGGAATCACAAATTGAAGCACTACAAGCAAAAGAAGTTAATGCTACTGACATATTTGATCTTCAGCGAACGCTGGAGAAGATGGCTGAAAATACTCGGAAGAAACAATATTCAGGTGTAAATGACATAGAATTTAAAAGACTAAATACTATAGCTGAAAAGCTTGAATCACATGCAGGGGTATTAGAAAAACGTCTTGAATCAGTTGGTGGAAAAGAAGTTCAATCTATGATTAAAGAAGCAAACAAGGGTTGGAAAACTTATAAGGATTTAATAAAGCGTAATCCGGTAGGTAAAGCTGCTTTAAAAGGCGAAATTCCAATCAGATCCATGATTGAGATTGCTAAAGATCATCCTGGAAATGATTTCTTAAAAGCCTTGGTGGAATCAGATCCTGAATTAAAAAAACATATACTTGCCGCCTATGCTGGAGAAAGTAATGTCAACAAACTTTTAAAACCAACGAGTCTTACCAAAAAGTATATTGAAGCATTACCTGAAGTTGATGAGCATGTAAATTCTTTAAAGCAAGCATTGCAAGGCGTTAGAGAGGGAGAGGTTAAGGCAAGCCAGATAAAAAAAGAATATGATGATTTGGTCAAGTCTTTAAAAGATGCTGCAAAGGAACAGGAAGTTCGCAGAAATGCGATAGAAGAATCAGATAAGTTCAAGCAGCAAATCAAGTTTCATGAAGAAGCCATACCTAAGCTTGAGGAAAGAATTAAAAATGTTGAAAAAAATAGTGCTGAAGAACGCACCCTTAAAAAAGAACTGGAAGACCATAAGAAGTCTATCGAGGATAAAAAAGGCCGATTAAAGCAATTAGCTAAATTTTTTGTAAAAGTTAAGGTAGCTGCAAAACTACCGTTCGGATGATGAAGAACCGAATAACCAATCAATAATATCATCCGCATAATAAAAAAGTACAAGTAATAAAATGGTTGTCATAATGCCTCCTTGGGTAATAAATGACCATTATACAAATGGATTGGATAAAAATCAAGCATAAGGATATGTTATGGCAATTGACTCACATTACATCCCTGCATTTTACATCGAGGATGTATTGCTGGACAAAGATACCGGTGCACCTTTATCTGGTGGTCTTGTATATTTTGAGCAAGACAATCAGCGAGGAATACTAAAACCTGTCTATCAGATTACAGGAACCTCACCTAATTACAGCTACATACAATTACCAAATCCAATGACATTAAGTTCCATTGGTACTTTTGAAGATTCATTAGGCAATCCTGTTATTCCCTATTTCTATCCTTATGATGAATCAGGTAATGTGGAATATTATTATGTTCGCGTAACAAGTTCAGAAGATGTGCCGCAATTCACAAGAGAAGCTGTACCATATGTAACGATTCAGAATAATGATGAAACGCTTAGCGTCATTAATAATGAATTATCCAATCCGCAGTTTATAGAGACAGTTTATTCTGGCACCCATGTATTTAACTTTAGCGCAGCTGTCCAACAAGTAGTCAATATTGCACCGGATTGGGATATCATTGTTACCTGTCCAACGACAGGAACAGTGACTATAACCCAGACCACACCTGCTGGTTCCCTGAATATTATTACAAATCCGGGAACAATCTTGACGATTAGTTCTGCGGGCATTACTGCCTTGCAACTTCGCCAGAGAGTTTTTGGATCACCAAACCTTTGGGGTTCAGGATATCTTTCTGCCACCTTCGTAGCTAAAACTTATAGTGGTACAGCAACAACCTTAAATATGTATTACAGTCAGTCTAATGGTACAGTCGTTGACCAATTGTTGGTGTCTGCTTCATTACCAGCAAGCGGTGATTATGAGTCGTTCAGCGATGCATTCCTGATTCCTGCTTCAAATAGCACACAAACATTTCCAACTGCATATGTTGATATTTATTTTGATATTCCACTAAGCATTCAGATAGATATTACTAGCGTCATGGTTGCATTCACGGGCAATACAGCCATTAATAATATTTCCTATAATCAGGAATCCTATGCAAGACAAATTGACCATTTATATCATATTGCCTATCCCATAGTTCCAGTAGGAGCATTAATTGATTTTGCAGGAACTTCTGTGCCTACTCATTATCTAGCTTGTAATGGTGCAGCAGTAAGTAGAACTACCTATGCACGCTTGTTTGCAGCGATTGGCACAACATGGGGCGCTGGAGATGGTTCAACAACTTTTAATGTACCACTTTTGGCTGATTATGTTACTTCTGGGTCTGGAGGCAGTTTTGGCGCTATAGGAACAAAAGTTGGTGCAGCAACTCATGCGATAACCATTAATGAAATGCCAGCGCATAATCACCCTGGAAGCACAGTAACTACGGGTGGCGGAGTAGGGCTCCCTGTTACATTAGATGTCACAGGAGCAAGTTCCGGCATTACAGAAAGATCATTAGTCACAATTGCAGCTCAGGGCGGTGGAACATTGAACGTCAGTGGCGTTCCAATGTCGCTAGTTCAACAAACAGCAGTCGTGTTAAAACTTATACGTTATGAATAGGAAGAATTATGACAACTCAATACAAGCTACAAAAGGATGTCGCAGGTTACAATGGATTTGGATTGCAATTTTGTGATCAGAAATGGAGTGCCTCATTAGCTGTCACAACCGATACTACACTTACAGTTCCCCTTAATGGAGCAATGGGTCAAGCATTAAACTCTGTCAATAAATGGCTTGCAGTTATTCAGGTTGAAGCTAATGCGTCAGTTTGGTTTGCATTAAATGCTACAGCAGCAGTGCCAGCAGGAGCCACCTTTGCATTAACAACTTCCGACTTAATCATTGGCTCTCAATATTATGGAGTTGAGGTCAAGGCTGGTGATGTAATGCATTTTCTTGCGCCTGTTGCTGGTACAGATATTCTTGTCAAGTTTTACGCTCTGCCAGCTAACTAAGGCAGCATACCGATATCACAAGGAGTGTGGTTATGGCATTAGTACCAGATCAAAAGTTTAGTACCTTCGAGAATGGAGGAGATGTTGATGTTGGCGACACCATTGTCGGTCTTCGAGGAGGTATTAATACAAGATTTCTCTATACAGGTGAATTGCCTCCTTCATATATAGTACCAATAAACCAGGGTGGTACAGGTTCCAATACAGCAGCAGGTGCCAGAACAAATTTAGGTTTGGGTACAATGGCTGTACAAAATGCTAATGCTGTGGCCATTACAGGCGGAACTGCCGCTTTGACTTCAGGTCAGGTGGCAAATGCTCCTGTGAATCCAACTGATCTTGTAAACAAAAGTTATGTGGATACCGCGGTTAGTGGTCTTGTGGATTCTGTCACGGGTACAACTAATCAGATAAATGTAAATAATACCGATCCTGCAAACCCAGTGGTATCTTTATCATCAACTATCAATGCACCTGGAACCTTTACTATACAAGGTACTGTACCTTTAAATGCCATCATCGATGATGATACATTTGCGACCGCAACCAATACCAATATACCTACCTCAGAATCTGTAAAGGCTTATGTCGATGCGACTCTTGGAGGATTGGTAGATTCTGTAACAGGAACTGCTAATCAAGTTGATGTAAATAATACTGATCCTGCAAACCCAGTGGTGTCCTTGTCATCAACCATTAATGCACCTGGCACGTTTACAATACAAGGTTCAATAGCATTAAATAAAATTATTGATGACGACACCTTTGCCACGGCAACTAATACCAATATTCCAACCTCTGAATCGGTCAAAGCCTATGTTGATGCCCAAATTGGGGCTTCTGGTGGATTAAAATCTGTTCAAGTTTTTACAGCAAGTGGTACATGGAACCGACCAGCTGGAATCAGCACCATTGTTGTCGAAGTGGTTTCAGGCGGGGGTGGCGGAGGGGCAGCCACAACTGACAATACCGTTGGTGGGGGTGGTAG